TCTGTGAGGCATCTTCCTCACGGTGGGCTGCAACCCTCGAAAGAGTTGCATCGTACCGCCCGGTTGCCGGCCAACTTAGCGAAAACCGGTGCGGGCGGCAAGATTTCATGGGACATCGACCGCCCTGGCTACACGGTCCTGGTCACGTTCAAATGAATTCCGGTCTGCCTTCTCACGCTCGATGTCGGCCTGGGCCTGTAACTTGATCACATTCTGCTCATCTGATGCCTCAATTTCAGCGGCCTTCATGTCGAGCCTGGCAGCGATCTCCTCACGCCTGATGTCAGCATCGAGTTCCATCTGCCGACGCTTGAGGTCAGCCTCGATCTGGATCTTCAGCATATCCTTCTCGTGAGACCTGGCCTTGTCTTCAGTATCTGCCTGTGCCTTCTGCCCATCCATCTGGATCTTCATCTGATCATTCTGGATCTGACCCTGGGCCAGCATCAGGCCAGCATCCTGTGGCTGGTTCTGCGCTGCCTCGGCCTGCTGCTGCATCATCTGCTGCATCTCAGGCGATTCGGGGTTGGAATAGAAGCGGTCAGGCCGCTTGAGGCCGGCAGCCGACACCTTGGCCATCAGCGCCTCGTGGATGTTTTTCAGCGTCAGGATAGGGCCTTGTGCGCCACCCTGGAAGGTGATGATCTTCTCCATGTCAGCAAGGACGGAGTTGACTGCGATAAGCTCCTGCTCGCTCGAGTCGTACCCCAAACCGACCTCGGCCTCCATGTCATACGTCACCTGCCAGTGCCGCGGGTCCATTTCCACCCACTCGCCACTGAGGCGGACCTCTCGCTTCCTGTCCTGATGAGCGATCGACAGTTTGAGGATGTTGGTAAACAGCTTCTTGAACCCAGTCTCGGCCATCATCCTCGCGATGAGTTCAATGCGCTGCGCCGCAGCAGCCATGAGCCTCATCATTCCATACGCGGTGTCGTTGGTCACAGATTCGGGATCCATGCCCTGCGCGTTGCGCGTGACACCTGTCCGACCCTCCCGCTGCTGCTCGAGATATTCGAGGAGCGGAAACAGCATCTGACCGATAGGCTGGACCGGCATGCCTGATATGACTTCTCCAGGCGGACCCTTTGTCCTGACCACTCCACCCGGCCGCTTCACCAGCATATCGTCGAGGTCGACCTTGCCCTCCCATATGGCCGTGCGCTCGTTGTTTATCTGGTACGAGTTGTCGAGGATCTGCCGCAGCACTGTCGAGTGGATTAATTGAAGGTCGCCGACAAGATCGAACATCGAGCGCCCGAAGAAGGTGTGCGGCATTCGGATCGGCGTGATATCGATGAACGGCAGCGGGTCTCCGAAGACCTCGTATGCATAGCCCTCGGTGCCCTCGGTCTCGTCCTCGTATTCGAGCAGCTCATGCGAATTCCCGCCAAGCCAGACCTGCACCAGTTGAGACCTTCCGTCCCCATCAAGATCGAGATCCATGTAAGCCTCGACCAGGGTCACCTCGCGGGTGCTCTCGTCGATCGCTGCGCCTGTCCTCGGGTATTCATATTCCTGGCTGCGGCGTGCGACGTGCTCGGAATTTGACAGCCCGAAGGATGACCCCGTCTCCGCGAGGGCCAGCAACTGCTCCTCCTTGAAGCCGAACTCGAGGGCCTCGGAGATCGTGTAGCGGCGCCGGTGGCCCTTCATACGGCCATGTTCCATCGATCGGCTCTCGCGGCTGATCAGGAACTCTTCAGGTGGTATGCCTTCGATGTGGACACGCTTGACGTCACGCTTGTGCTCGAGGGAGCAGTCGACCAGGACGGGCGGCGCCATCGGCATACCCATCTCGTTAACCTGATCGGTAGCAGCGTCAGGGTCAGCGTATATACGCTGCTCGAGGACTTCGACGTCAGGCTCGCTGCCCAGCATGAAGGCTACGTCTTCTTCGGTCAGTCCTGAATGCTTGGTCGTCCACTTCTCCTCGGTTTCCTTCCAGTAACACTTGACCAGGCCATTCTTCTGGAGGAGCGCGTCCTTGATCCAGTCGTAGGCGATAGTGAACCCATCGTTGTCTCGCTTGAAGACGTGGTTGCACCACGCGGTCTTGTGCCTCGCCTTCTCCTCATCCTCTCGGCCCTCAGGCTGAAACGACACCACCGTATCGGCTGCCATGAAGATGCGGATCAGTTGCGGCATCATCCATTCGACAGTGTCGATGACCTCACCCGTCACGACCTTGGAGCGGCCTTTCTGCTCGTTGCCATACTGCTCCTGCCGGTAGTACTTCAGCGCATTGGCCCGCTCCTGCGCGATCGAGCCATCTATGTAGCCGACCGACGACAGGATCTCGTTGCCGACGATGGCTTCAATTTCGTCGGTCGTCAGAGCTTCGCCTGGAGAGTGACGCCTAGCCATTCAGCATCGCCGCCTTCTGCGCGGCGCCTTCCTTGGTGTACCAGCATCCCTGCATGATCCAGTCGTCCTGATCTTCAGGAACGATCGGCACCTGCTCGCCATCATAGAGGACGACCCAGCGGCCGAACCCGGTGTGATGGGGGATGGCCCGGTCGTCGCCACTGTCCTCGGCGACGTTAGCAGCGTCCTCGAGCAGCGCGTCCGCCACATCCGCGTGCACTTTCTGCAACACATCAGCGCTCCAGTTGGCTTGGAGCACCTCCTCGAGGATCTCGCCCTGGTGCTTGACTATTGCCTGCAACTGGCGGAATTCCTTGAGTTCAAGTATTCCCATCGCCATGTTATTTGCTCTCCTTCGGGGCGGCCTTCACCTTCGGCGGATCCAGCTTGAGGACGACGCTTCCATCGATGGGTTCGACAGAGATATATCCGTCCATCATCATTCGCTTACCGCCAACCGAGATCACCAGCGGCGCGTTGGCCGCCGCCTCGCCCAGGGCATGGGCCAGTTCACTGCACATTCCCACGTTGATCGGACGCATGATCGCCTGATCGTAGGTGTCTATCTTCTGCTCGTTGTAGACATATTCATCGCGGAACTCCGCACCGTGGATCCGCTTCATCTTCACGCTGGTCGGCGGGTTGCCTGCCAACGCAGCCTTGTGCGCCTTGGACATCGCCACATGGTTTTCGGCCTCGGCCTTCTGAGCCGCGGTCGCTTCCTTTGATCCGAGTTCTGCCATCTCACACTATTCCTAATTCTGCGTCAGTTGGGACTCTGATGCGTGAACGCCGTGGCGTTACCGGCATCGCGAATGTCAAGGCCAAAGCGTCCCCGCCATCGGGGGAAAAGCCAAGCCTCTCCTTGATGCGGTCCTTCGGCTCGAGAAGGATGCGCGAATTACTGTCATAACGAGTGGCGCTCCGTCCCCATATCGGAGCGCAGAGCTGGGTGTGCAAGCTGTCATCATCAGGGATATCGACGCCGGCCGGGTCAGCGATCCAGTCGCGCATGTCTCCCCACATCTCAGCTCGCTTGTTGGCATAGGTCTCGTCGTTAAGCGCCTTGCTGCCGAATTCAATGCCGTCGATGAGGTTAGGGTCGTGCGTCTCACGCAGTCTATCTCGGACGCCACCGCCCATCCCTGTGACATCGATCAGCACCTTCGCCGGGTTGACCCGCTCGATCTGCTTCCCGATCAAGCCGACGATATCCATCTCATTGTCCGTGTCGATCTCTATATCGACGTGGCCTCCACACTTCCTGCCCTGCCGATCGAGCAGCCTTGTCTTGTCGGATCCACCACGCGCCAGGTCAACGCCGAGAATTATCGGGAAGTCTTCCTGCCCGTAGACCTCCAGCTTCCGAGCCTTGTAGACAAGATCCGATCGGATGAATGTCTGGTCTCCGCCGGTCTGGAATGCCTCCTCCGCAGTCGCCGGGTATTCCTGCCGGAACTTCCACGAGATGTCATCCGACTCCTGACTGAGTGCCTGGGCGAACTGCCGATTCTTGGCATATGCCCAGTATGTCTGCTCGTCGGTGAGACCATGCAGCGCCTGATATTCTCGGAACGCCTCAGGTGCATCCCAGCCATCCGCCGGCAACGCACGCTTGTAGGCTTCATGCATAAACCACGCGATGAAGATCAGTTGGTAGTCGCTGTCGCCGCGCTCCGCCGCCTTGCACATCTGATAAAACAGACCACCGAGACCGTTGGCCGTCGACTCGAGGATAACCTCGGTGTCGTCCTCCTCCGGGACTGCCTGCAACACTCCGTCGACGTGCTCCGTAGCATTCTCCCAGTAGGCCACCTCGGACCCGTGGAAATACTGAATGGTGTCGCTTCGACCGACGCCACGAGCGCCCGCAGTCCCGACCTTGTAACCAGAATTCAGTTTATGGAATGACAATTCCTTGGCATTCGATCGGCCGGTCGCCGGTCTGACCTCAGGGTTATTCATCTCGTGGAAGCGGTCGACCATCGTAAACAGGTTGTCGGTTGCCTCTTGCTTGTGCGTCAGGATGAATGCCCGCACTCCGTCCCGGTGCGTCACCCGCCAGTAGTAGCGGCCCTCGACGTAGGTGCTTATACCAGGCTGCCTTGCCTTCAGGATCAATGCGCGTATCCGCCCGGTCTCCTCGCGCTGCCGCTCCAGCTTGTTATGGACGGTGTGCTGTATCGTATTCAACTCGAATGGGAGGATGCCGCCCTCCTTGGCTCTGATCCGCAAGCATCGTGAGGCGAAGTGCGGAAAGTCATCGCGCAGCTTGGTGAATATCTCGCGATCCGCGTCCGGTATCACATCAACTCCTTCAAGCGCTCTTCATGCGTGACAACGTGGTCGACGCTGCCGGCGTGATCGATGGACTGCAATTTAGGTCTGACGTATGGAGCAACCGCTGCGGCCATCCTATCTCGACGCTCTGGCTCGGTCGTTGGGTCTGCCACCACAGACAGCATGTATTCGACCGGATCTATCCCGAGGCGCTTTGCAATATCCTGGACCTCGGCCCGAGAGCGGTTGGGCGTACCCCGTTTCCGGCCGCCTGTTTTATTTCCTGCCCGGTCTACCATCCGTCTACTTTAGACTGCGGCATCTTCAAAAAAGAGTGGCCCCGCCAGTGTGGGAACTGGCGAGACCGAGTTTGGGTCGCTGGGAGGTGTGGTGCCATCGATACTCCAAAGTGAAGTCGATAGGGCGGGAGTGTGCGATCAGGCTGGTGTAAATGTCAACTTGATTAATTCATTCCTTCCTTTGGCGTCCTCGGCTTGGTGAGACTGGACAGCATAATGTGGATCCGGTCCTTGTTGACGTCGCCGTCTTCAGATGGGTCGACCCTGCTTGAGAGGTTGTACTTGGCGATGGTTTCGGACAACTCCTCCTGGGTGATCATTACATACCCCCCGCAGTGCTGCTCGACTAAATGAGCAATGACCGCTGACATGGCGAGGGGACTGTCAAACAGGTCGCTCATGCCTCCCACTCCCATGCCCGCTCTCTGTTGATTTCTCCGGTGATCTCTTCGGCCGTTTTGCGCGTTATCCCTTCAGCATAAATTTTGCCGCTAACATCGGTGACGTTGCAAAGTTTGACACCATTATCGATGATCTTAAACGGCGGACGGTAATCTATTATGGCTCGGATTCTCGTGGATTCAGTTGCAATGCAACCCGCCGCATCCCTTACCTCACGGAGAACCTTCCGGGCGCCATTCTTCTCCTGTCGCAGGGCGGTAGCGGCGGCGTTTACAGCAGCGGTGGCATCCTCGAGCGCAGAGAACACGTCGGCAAAACCAAGTATTCTGGCGATCATGTATTGTGCTTTTCTCATGCCTCGACTCCCCAGTCTGCCCGCTGGTGTGGCAGGACGACAGCAGTGAAATGATTGTAAGCTTTTTTTGCTCCTCTCTTTTGACCTCTTCGTACTATCTTCAACTTCTTCCGTACTGCATATCTCTTCCCGCAGCCCTTCTGCTTGCAGCAGAACAGCTTGACTTCCCTAACCCATTTCGGGTTGACCTCAAACGTATTCAACACACACCTGCAAATATTGCATTTTACCTTCTGCGGCTTCATTTCTCTTCTCCCCTTCAATATCCCATCCACTCTTTCGTACCATTTTCCATCGCCGTCAGGAACTCCGCGATCGTTGGAAACCAAGGATGCCCGTGACGGCGCCAATGCTGCAACCCAAGGTCGATCAGGTGTGGTGGATACCCCTCAAGGTCATCCAGATAGTCGACCATGAGGCTCGCCCACTGTTCAGGACTCCAGTCCGTCCGTGATCTGTCGTGCTTCGCCAGTTGACCCAGCGCCGTCGCCAACTCCTGCCGGCTGATCGGTTGATCCGTCACTTCCACTCGGGGCTTGCTCAAGGGCCGCGATACGGATCCCGTCGAGCATGTTGGACGTCTTGTCTGCGTGTGAGTAACCATTCCGTCGCTGGGATCCCGCACCGTTAAACTTGTCTCGGCGTCTGATCCAGTTTCTCCATGTAGCGATCCAAGAGCGTTTGATCCCGCGCTGGCCGACGACTGAAACCCAGTAGTCTTTGAAGTTAAGGGCCTCCGCTTCGATGTCGTCATGTCTCATTCCCTCCTTGAAGGCAAATTCTCTGAATTCTGGTGGCAATGTCCAATTATCCTGAAGACGAGTGCCTCGTGCTGGAAGGGAGAGGGTTGCTACCTCTCTCTCTTTCTTCTGGCTATGGTTATGGTTCTGGCTATGGATGGCATGCGGTTCGCATTGCGAAACAGATGCGTCCGCATTAACCTTTTCCTTTTCTTTCAACCACCTAGCATTGGCGCTGATAGTGTTGACAATTGATTTCCGTTTAACAGCTTCGTATTCATCGGTTAAACGGCCCTGCGATATCTCTGACTCCGTGACGTCGAAAAACCCCAAAATTGTCGGCTTGATCCGACGCCATTGACCGGCGTTGAGACGGGCATATCGGGCCAGCAGTTTGTCATCGTTTGGGAGGGTGGACTTGTTGCGCCACATCGCCATCAAGAGCAGCAGATACGCGCCGTGCTCGATCGTCGAGAGGTGGGACGTGTCCGCGAGATATGCGTCAGTCCAGAGCGGTAGGTAGGGGAATTGTGCCATCGTGCCTCCACTAAGGCGAGGAAAAGAAAGCCGGTGAGTCCTGTAGTGGCAGGACAGGGTGATCAAACCTTGTCCCGGCTTGGGCCATCATATCACCTTCCCTGCGCGATCCCAGCTATTTCTTCGAGGCGGGCAGTCAGGGCGTTCACCTGCTTGTAAAGCCTCTCGTTTTCATCCATCACCTCGGATATCTGGACCGCCAGGATGCGCTCGTCTGCTGGTCTGTTTTTGATGATGTTCTTGGATCTCAAAAACTGGTCTGCGAAGTCTGGATCATTCAGGGATCGCTCTGCTGCTCGCCTGACAGCGTTGATCACCGACGAGTGATCCCTGTCGCCGAAGGCACGCCCGATCCGGTGGTAGCTCTGACTCGTCAGGTCTCGGGCCAGTCGCATTGCGGACGCTCGAGGCCAGAATATCGAGGCGTGACGCGATGGTCCCTTGAGGTCTCTCATTTCCACACCAAACACGGTGGAGACGGCTTTCTGAATGTCATGGATCGTTGGTTTCATTGAGTGCCTCTTTGGCTGTTAGCATAGTCAAACCAATGTCTGCACCAAGCGACTAATGCCGTGGAATTGCCGTGAAATATTTCCTTTTGAATGGCGCCTTTCTCCCACCACCACGCCTCCCAAAACCTGATCTTGTCAGGGGTCTTCGCCCGCAGAATGATCACCACAAAGAGACGTGTCTTGACCAAGGCTTCCAGCGTGATCTTCTGCCCAAGAGGTACGGGAGTGTCACCGTTCTTGGTTTCAAAGACGATGAATCTACCCTTGCGCTCGATAATGCCGTCAATGTCCATCGGCTGAATTTTGGTCGGCGCGAAAGCAGGAATCAGGAAATCCCAGTCAAACACCCCGTCGAAGCCGGCCGGCAGAGAATCCATGAATGTGTCAGGATATTTAATCGCCATCGTTAATCTTCTGCATGATGAAGCCGAAGGTGGAGAATTCGCTGCGGAAGGCTTCGGCATCGGGGCCAAAATAAAAGAATGTCTGCCCGTTGGTAGGCTGCGTAATGCTCCCGTCAGCCTTGTAGAAATTTATCCGCCCCTGAGTAAAACAGACCGCCGTTGCCGTCTTTGCTGCCGTATGCCACCAGCGGGTGTCGGTGTTGTTGTTGGTCAGGAGAATGACAGCAGCAACGTCACCGTCTTGAAATTCGATACAGAGTTTCTCAATGAAATGCTCCACAGTCGGGTAGGCATAGGGTGGGTTGAGAAAGACAGTGCCGTGCCAGGGCTGCAAAAGGCCGTCTGCATCTTCGCCATACCAACGGTCAGCCATGACAGTTTCTTGCGCCAAAGCGTTGGAGGCCGGATCAAGTGTGATCCCCCCCATCACCCGTCTCGCGGCTTCAATGTATTCTGACGGGGTATATGACTCAGGATCGCCGGTCCATTTGGTGGCGGTCGTGTTATTCGTTTCAGCCATCGCCTTGAAATACGCGCTGCCATAAAGCATCGCCCGATATTTTTCAGGATCTTTGAGTCGGTTGCGCCACTTGGAGACCTGTTGCTTGGTAATGCCCGTGTGTGTCTCCGCATCTGCAACGAAATGTCGCGGGTCAGAGACATTTGCGCGCTGCCCCTTCTCGCGGACATTTTCCCCCCACCACCTTATGAATTCGGCTTGGTCTTCCATCTTCTGATCGACGGCAGCCTCAAGGGCAGGCCAGTCGCGGACCCGCTTGGCGTATTCAATGACAGCGTCAGCCTTGGCGTCATTGCTCTCAGCTTCCTGCGGCTTGTGTACGGCAACATCGTGGCCGTGCGTTGTGCTAATTTCAGTCGGCATAATTTCCTTCTCAATAAACAGGGCGGACCGGGAGGTATCCCGAAAGCCCGCCCCTGTCGGCTACCATTTGGTATGGGACTTCACGGTGGATGCAAACAACTGCATGGCGAAGTTTTTCATGCCTGGTCGGAAGGTGAAAAGCCGCCACCTGTTGAGAATTTTACGCAATTCAGTTTTCATATCGATCCTCCAATACGGGCAGCATGAGGCCCAGTTGGCTTGTCCCAAAAACATAGACCTGATCCATGAATTCCGACATTTCCTTGGTCGTCAGCTTGGTTGTGGTCGGTCGCCACTGCTGTGTCTTTCCGTTGATCTCGACCATGCGCGGCGCAAGGTATTCGGCCTTCAGCCATTCGTGGACTTCGTCGTGTGAGTGACCTGTCTCACCTGCGATGGCACCTACCCACTGGTGGTAGAGGTTATTCTGCTCCAAGCTCCGCTTCTTGACGTAAGGCTTGACCGTCAATTCCCACGGCTTGTCGAGATCGAGGCCGGCAATGAAGTCGAGCGCTCGCTGCCGGATGTCCTCGTCCCTGACGATGAGTTTTGTCATTCCCATTTTCCCCTGTGCGGCGACTTTCTCGCCAGGCGTTTTGCGATCTCTCGCATGCTGATCTTGTGATGTGCCTCAAACCGCGCCTCACCAACCGTGTGCTGGTGCCCGTGATGAAAGGAGCAGAGCGGGATCGTCCAGTGGTCAGACGGCTTGACCCCTGTGCCTCCGTCCGTCCCACCTCTAACGTGGGCTGCTTCGGTGTTGCCGTTGCAGTCGGAATTTTTCACGCAACAGTCAAAGCCTCTGACCCAGGCGAGGTGCGGAGGGCACCTGACCTGTGGCCGCTTCCGCACCTTCATCTTCTGAGCCTTGCGGCGACGGAGAGCCACTTAGAATGGGCTCTCGTCGTCTATTTCAGACGACTGACTGGGCGGTGAATTCACCGAATGTGGGCGGGATGGTTGCGCGGCGTCTTGATATTCCTCGCTGGACTTTTTCTGATACGGCTCCTGCACCTTCAGGGAAAGAAAGGTCTTCCCGTCAGACTTTTTCTGCCGCTTCCATCCAGCCAATTCCAACTCACGGCCATCGACATTAATTTTGCCCGTGTAGTCGGGGCGCTTGCCGGACTTCTCTTCATTGACGAAGAGGACGCCCGTGTTGGTGTTGTCGTACTGCATTAGATGATATCTCCTTGTGAAACTCGGTCGCGGGCTTCTTCCAGCGTAACCTGCAACCCGCGGGGATGATCGACACTGCCGAAAAACCAGTCCGGCAGGTCTCTCTGGAGCTGCTCGATCTCGGCTTCGTATCCGGCTTCAATGAGGTCGAGATCTTCGGTGGTCAGGCAGTCAGCGATCTCACCGCTGAGTTGGCGGGTGCGCCTTTTCAACTCTGTCACGGTCAATGGACCGCCAAACTTCTCGCCACTCTTTGACGTCGGCTCCGGGCGGAAGTCGTCCGCTTCGATCTCGGAATAAACCATGCCATGCAACCCGATCAATTTCAGAATGACACGGTCCTTTGCCCGCTTCTCAGCCATCGCAAACGGGTATGAATTCCTGTTGTTGGCGGGCGCCGCCTCGCCTATGGACCACTCGCTGATCTCTCCCAGATGTCCAAACACGACCATCGCCGCGCAGGCATTGAGACCATCGGCCTGAATGACCTGAGGTGGGTCGAATGTGATCTTCGCTTTGCGGGCGATCCGCTCCAGCGGGGCATGCCTACAGATCCACGTCCCGTGGCAGTCCCATACGGCGTCCGACGTCTCCCCGTATTTTTCCAAAATGGTCTTCAATTCAGGTGAGATCGTTGGCATCATAGCTCCCCTTCTCCAGTTTGTGAGACGCCCGGATCTTGTCCGCCGCCTCGGTGAATAGAATTTGACACTCGTCTGCCGTGAGGCCGCGAGTGACAGCAGCAAGCCTTAACTTCGACAGCAGTGTGCCGACGACTTCAGCCCGCGCTCCCTCTGCGGGTGTCATGTCTTCACCGCCCTGAGAGCCACGCAGCAGAGAGCCGCCAGTGCGTATGAATTTCTAACGCCCAGCCTCTTCACTGCGTTGTCGCGGTGCTTTCGGATAGTGCTCTCGGACAGGCCGAGAAAGCCAGCAATTGCCGGTGCCTGGAATCCGCCAGCCACCATTGCGGCAACCCGTTTTTCCTGCGGAGTGAGGCAGCTATACAGATCAATAGCCTCCTCCTCATCGATGGCGATGGGGTTGATCATCAGTCATCTCCTTCGTTGATATCGTCGACCATTTTGACGTCCAGCACGGACACGCCGTCCGGCAGAAACATCGTGATCTCGACGAGAGTGTCACGCCCGTCGATCCGCTGATGAATTCCTATATTCTGCCACCTGCTACCCTGACGGTCGCGCATGCTGCCCATTTCAATTTTAAACACCTCATGCAGAGAGATGCTGGCTGTCTCGCGTGACATCACGCGCCCTCCCCATCAAGCTGGCGAAGGATCGCGTTGATCCGCCGAGGGTTGCCGGTGATAGCCGAGCGACATCGGGGGTTTTTGGCAAACCATTTCCTGACGCGCTGGGGGTTGTTTGAGAAGCGAGACAATTCTTCAACGCCGAATTTGGACTCTATCTCCAACGCAAACGTCAAATGGCGTCGTGATCCCTCCCAGAATTCTGATCGCTGGGTCACGAATCCGCGACTGCGGAGGAGGCGCAAACTGCGCTCCTGTGGAGCGCTGACGTGCAATTTCTTGCCGCCAATTTTGATCGTTTTCATGGTCGTCTTCCCTTCTCTATAGTTAACAAGAAGTCCAGCACGATGCGCGTGCTGTCCACTGGTCGCCCTTCTTGATGGGCAAATTCACTCTGGGGCTGTAGCCAAAGCCACGGGCCTTGATAAACCGCTCGCCCTCTTCCTCAACCTCGTGGCGTGTGTCGCCGCTGATCAGGAAATTCTGGGTGCGAGAGCCACGGTCGTAATTTGTGGCCGTGATCATTTCTCTTCTCCCTTCAATGCTTGGTAAAATTCAGATTCCTCAAACTCCTTGGAATCAATTTCCAACGTCCACCCGTAATCTTCAACCAACTGCGTTTCGTTCAGCGATTCAAAGTCACAGAGAATTGCGTCGTCGCCCCAATGCCGTAAAACATGGCAGCGGTTCATAATTTCCAACACATCGATCATTTCTCTTCCCTTTCTTGGTGGCCGTCATTGGCCTGTCCCCTTATATATGGGCATATTGCGTTGGTTGTCAAGGCGGGTACACCAATTATATTGTGGGCAATAATCAAAGATGGATGGAGTAGCTTGATGACAGATGCCAGCAAACAGCCCTCGACGGCGAACAAGGTCTTCTTGTATCTACCAATGGGAGTCCGCTCAGAGATCGAGCGGTTCCGCCGTGAGCATGGGATGAAGAGCACATCTGCGGCCGCCAGGGCGATGCTCCGCTTCGCGGCGACGACTGCTCGTGATGCTGATCGCATGGGGCGACCGGACTTGTATGCCGGGTTCGTCGAGGCAGAGCAGCCGATGCGGTTGGAAATTGTTGAATGATCTACGGCTCCGTCTGTTCTGGGGTCGGTGCGCCTGAATTGGCTTGGCACGGCCTGGGCTGGCGAGCATCATTCATGTCCGAGATCGATAAATTCCCTCGCGCTGCGCTGCAGCATCATTGGCCAGATGTGGCACTTCACGGTGATTTCACCACTATCCAGGACGGCGATTATGAACCAATTGACCTTCTTGTCGGAGGAACGCCCTGCCAATCCTTCTCAGTCGCGGGGCTCAGAGGCGGAATGGATGACGACCGCGGCAACCTGGCCCTCGAGTATCTTAGATTGGCTCAGAGATTGCGCCCCAAGTGGCTGGTTTGGGAGAACGTCCCCGGCGTCCTGTCGTCAAATGAAGGACGGGACTTTGGCTCCATTCTCGGAGGCATGGCGGAACTCGGGTATGGGTGGGCCTACCGAATCCTTGACGCTCAGTACTTTGGAGTACCCCAGCGCCGCCGACGTGTGTTTGTTGTCGGATATCTTGGAGACTGGCGACGTGCCGCGGCGGTACTATTTGAGCGTCACAGCTTGTCGGGGGATCCTGCGCCGCGCCGAGAAGCGGGGGAAGGAATTGCCTCGACGCTTGAGGGAAGCTCTCAAAGCGGCGGCTTCCGCACCACCGACTTAGACAATTCCGGCGCGTTTATCCCGGAGGTGTCTCCGGCATTAAAGTCACGCGACTACAAGGGGGCGTCCAGTGATGGTGATGGTGATGGTGATGGTGCGCCGCTCATTCCAGAAGTCGCAGACCCGATCACCGCCCACGAACAGCGGACCTACACGCATGAGGGTACGAACTTTCGGCTGCGGAACGTGATCGCCTTCAGCGGAAAGGATGACGGCCATGATGCAGGCGGTATCAGCCCGACACTCAGAGGCATGTCTGAAGTGGACGGAAACGCCAACGCTGGTGGACAGGTGGCGGTCGCCATCGCTGAAAACCAACGCGGCGAAGTGCGCGAGATGGACACGGTATCGAGCCTGAACGAAGGCGGCGGCAAGCCGGGACAGGGGTATCCGGCGGTCGCCTTCACGGCATCCGACCAATCCAACGCTGCTGGTTGGGAGCGCAATTACTACCCCACGCTCAACGCGCAGGTGCCCAACGACTCCAGCAATATTCAACAAGGCATCCGTCAGGACATGGTCGTCCGGCGTCTGACCCCGCGGGAATGCGAGAGACTCCAAGGCTTTCCCGATGATTACACCCTCATTCCCTACCGCAACGGCATGTCGAAGGACGGACCCAGATACAAGGCGCTGGGCAACGCAATGGCGGTGCCGGTTGTCCGTTGGATCGGCGAGCGGATACAGATGGTGACGGAGCAATGACACACTCCTTCACCATCCTTGGCGAGCCTGCTTCCAAGTCAAACTCGCGCCGGCTGGTTAGGTCCGGCAACCATGTCCGCCCGATCAAGGGCGCGAAAGCTCTTAAATACGCCTCAGACGTCCACCAGCAGGCTCCGCAGTTAATGCTGGAGGGCAACCTCAAATTCAGCGCAACGCTCTTCTACGCCTCTCTGAGGCCTGATCTGGACGCCTCGGTGCTTCTGGATGCATTGCAGGGCAAGACCTACGCGAATGACCGGCAGATCAAGGAGATCCATCTAATTCATGCAGTCGACCGGAAAAACCCGAGAGCTGAGATCGTCATTGAAAGAATGGAGTGATCACTCGACAATTCTTACGACCCTCGCCCTGCCCTGCCCGTCTGTCTCAACCAGCACCTTACGCCGCTCGCAGGAATACCGCGTGTCCACGGAGTCCGAATCGCGCCAGCCGTTGCGCTTCAGCGTTCTTTTCATGGACAGGCAGCCCGTCATCCCCATCTCCCTCCACTGCCCTTGGATATCGTGGTGTCCCATGAATTCGAGCGGGACGCCGCGCAAATAGAGGATCAGAATGAAGAGCGTCTCCGCCATGTTATTTCCCGTTCGCTTTAATGTCGGAAATTTGGTCCTTGACTTCTTCTAATTTCCGCTCCAGCGCGGCGATACGCTTCTCGTAGAATTTCAATATCAGTGCCTGCTGCTGATCAAACGGCGCTCGCCCTTCTTCCAAATTTGTTGAGAGCTTCTCAAACGTCCGGGACAAATGCTCGATGAGCATAAACTGCTCGCTGTCGGCAGGGAGAGAGCCTAGCTCCCCTCTGGGCCATTTAATTCGGAATTCGGTATTTTTCTCCAAGTCAGACTTGGTCAGAATCTGCTGGGTCTCTACCCTGTTCAGTCTCTCCTGGACCCCAAACCACGCCCAGACGCCGACGGCCACCGCCGAAACAATACTGATCAGGTTGCGGATCGGCATCGCAAAGCGGGTGCTGTCGTCCAGATCCGCGGCGGGAGGTTTGGTCATTCTCCGCTTAAATTTAGCACGACGCTGCTAACAGTTACGCCCGATGTAGGAATTATGAACGGCGATCCATCTCTTCTCCCGATCGGTCAGGCGCTGCTCCCAACCTCCGTCAGGGATCAGCTTCGATAGAGCCGCACAAGCATCACTTGAAGGTGTCGCGCAACTCGTCATCCAGATCATCACCAGACAGAGCGCTGTACATCTCACGATCATCCTTTGTCTCCTGCGCGGCCTTGAGTGAGGCCCGATCCTGATCAGCAGTCGCCTTTCGATACCCCACTCCGATAAGCACCACTTTTTCGAGCGCCCATTTCAGAATGCCCCCGACCAGGCTGACCAGCGGGTTCATTCGTCTTTGTCGTCGGCGTTTTTATTCTTTCCAAAATTTCCAGCCAGGATATTCAGCACGCGCAGTACGCCGCCGATGATCGCATCATCTCGCTTGGTAGGCGTCAGCGCTGTGATAGCTGTCGCCGCCGTCACTACCGCCGTGATAGCCGTGAGCCAGCCGGGTAACTGATCGAAGATCGATAGAAAGGCTTCCATATTTCTCTCCTATGTCATCTCACGCCAGTGCTTGAGTTCAAAGTGAGGATAGTCGTTAAATTTCTGATCCTTCAGGTCCGTATCTCCGTCCCAATCTCGCCCCCATGTCAACGAAATTCCTTTCGAGATCCCGACCATGACGATGAAGCCAGCGCCATACGCCATGCGCTCGGTGTCCTTCCAGTCGATCGGATGCGGCACGGCATCGACTGCAAAAGACGGAGTGAAGTTGTGTGGACTTTGCAGCCATCTCGCCTTGCTCAAACCCCCATCAAACGCCTTCATCTGCTCGGCCTCTCCCCTATGCCCGCAGACGATGGAATAGTCGAAGTGCCTGATCACCTCATTCATCACCGCCTGCAAAGACGGGTGGCATGTCTCAAGACGCGCCCTGCTTGTGTCTCCGAAGCTCGGCATTTAACTGTCCTTTCCTGGTGTCGGCAAATGCCAGATCACCCACTCCCAGTTTTTGAAAACCGCGAGCATACACGTCACCCTAGACGGCGTCGTGATCGTGATCGACCCATCCTGCCCGTCAACTGTCTGCCAGACCTCGAGCAGAGCCCCGCCTGGTGCGATGCCTCGACCCTTCACCGCCTCCCCCAGGGTGTGGAGCTTCCGCTGGACGTGGCTCGACGGGGCACAAAACTGATACTCGACCCCCTCCTCCGCCTGGACAGAATGGGGAAAAAGCAGAGCAATAAACATTGCGCCTGGGATCCACTGTCGGAGATATTTCTCCATCAGTCTCCTCCATTCTTCTCTGGTACGTGCCGCAGCCTCTCAAGCAGGTCGTCTCGAATTTCTGACTGGGTGCGAGGTCTCTCGACCCGATCGTTCAGCCCCCACACAGCCCGTGCGACTTGGTCGTGTGCGTTCAATTCCTCGCCAAGCAACCTGGTCCGATCTACCAACCGAATCAGGATGGTCTTGACCTCCGTGATCTGCTGCCTGGCCTCGCGCTGCTCTTCATCGATCTCGGCGGCGATCTCGGTGAGTTGC